TGCTCTGGCACAAGAGATCACAGCTGAGATTGATCAAGAGATTTTGTTATCCTTGAGCACCTTGGCTGCCACAGAGTTTACATACAACCAAGCTACTGTGTCGGGTACAGCAACATTTGTTGGTGATGAGCATGCCGCCCTGGCAGTGTTGATCAACCGCGTTGCCAACCTGATCGCTCAGCGTACACGTCGTGGCGCTGGTAACTTTGCTGTTGTAAGCCCTGCAAGTTTGACAGTGTTACAAAGTGCAACAACTTCGGCTTTTGCCCGCACAACGGAAGGCACATTTGAAGCGCCCACAAACACCAAGTTTGTTGGTACATTGAATGGCGCAATGCGTGTGTTTGTCAACAGCTATGCTGCTGACACAGCCAATGTGTTGGTGGGATACAAAGGTACTAGCGAGGCAGATGCTGCCGCGTTCTATTGCCCATATATTCCTTTAATGAGCAGCGGTGTTGTACTTGATCCGTCAACCTTCGAACCAGTCGTGTCATTCATGACACGTTATGGCTTCGTAGAACTCACTAACACGGCCAGTTCTTTCGGGAATGCCGCCGACTACGTGGGCGAGATAGCCGTCCAAAACTTGTCTTTCTCCTAATCAGAGATTGTTTGTTTACACTACCCAGGGATGGGAAGTGCAGAAAAGCGCCGTAAGGCGCTTTTTTGTTGATCAATATTTGACAAAAGGTGTGCTTTGAGTGTATTATGTTTAGTAATGCAACAGACTATGCTAAATAAAAGTATGAAACATTTTATATACAAAACAACTCATACAAACGGCAAATACTATATTGGAAGACATAGTACAGAAAATATCAACGATGGCTACATAGGATCGGGCCTGTGGCCATTATCTATAAAAGATAAATCTACATTAAGCCGAGAAATACTAGAATATGCCGAGTCAGTTGAACAAGTAAAAGAACTAGAAGGTCTATACTTAGCAGAGCACTTTGGTAAACCAGGATGCATGAATCGCACTGTAGATCCTGTTGGGTTTGATTCAGATAGTAACCCTATGAAAGACCCAACTGTTGTAGCAAAAATTGCCGGAGATAATCATTGGACTCGAACAGATCCATTAGCAGGCGATAAACTACGGGTACAACAGCAAAAACTTATTGATAAAGGCAACCACCATTTTGTTGGAGATAGTAATCCCAACAAAGATGGTCGAAATGCCAAAACAGCAATGACCAATGGTACGCATGTCAACTTAACTAACAATCCAAGCATATGGCGCAGCCAAGCAGGCATACACCACTGGCAAAATGGTAACAGCCCCAACGCTGGTGGCAAATTAAACAAACGGTTAGTAGCGGAAGGAACTCATAACTTCTTGGGTCCTGAATCAAATCAACGACGTATCAAAGAAGGAACTCATAACTTCCTAGGAACAAAAGGAAATGCAGATAGACTGGCAGCCGGAACTCATCCAAGTCAAATGATGAAAACTTGCGAACACTGTGGGAAAACCGCCAGCGTGAGCATGTACACCCGCTGGCATGCTGATCGTTGTAAACAAAATCCTTTCAAGGAAACCCAATGAACTCAAGACAATATGAAGCAATGCGCTTGGCAGAACACGCGGCAAAGAAAAGTAAATCCTCTATCACTACTCATGCAAAACTAATCCGCCATTTGAAGAGAAAAAGTGAAGACGAGTTAGTTAACAGCTACCTTGACCATTGGTTCGCTGATATTAAAGAAGTTCGAGCAATGGTTCGAGATCACGGGTGGACTTGGAAAGAAGCCAAAGAGTGCAAGCACCGTAATCTTAATTATTTTTTAGATCCTACTATCAGCGTATATCTTACTAGTAAAGACCGGGCAAAATACAAAAGAATGTTTAAGAAAGAAATACCGTTTTTGTTTGTTAGAGATTTTGTAGAAGAAGTATACTGGTATCCAACACTCGACGATGTGGTTGATTTTCTTGAAATGTCTGCTATTCTACTCAAAGATCCAGATCATTGCGGGCTCGGAGATATCCGCTTTTCGAAAGAGAAGCACAAAGACAACGGAGAAATTACTGACTTTTATATGGTAACATTTAGCTTAGATAGTTAATACGCCCGCTGGCACGGAGCCCGCTGCCGAGTTAGACCTTGAACCAGCTCAAATACTGATGTATGCGATCCACAACCGTGGCCCAGTCACCCAACGCAGGTTGGCGGAACAAGCGGGCTGAGGGATACCAGGGCGTTGAATCTTGGCCCAGACCCCAGCGCCAGTCGGTGCCGTAGCAGTTGAGTGGTATCCACACAGGTCGACCCAGAGCACCGGCAAGATGTGCCACGGCAGTGTCCACTAAAATCACCACATCCAGGTGATGTATGAGACCCGCGGTGTCGCCAAAGTTTCTAATGAGACCAGCGTGACACTGCACTCCCGTTGCGGTCAAGATTTGGGTTTGTTCCGCGGTACACTCGGCCTGTAGATTGTGCCATTCATAGTCAGGGTTGCGTTGGATCAAGGCCAGGGCCACTTCAAACGGCATGCCCTTGTGGCGATTGATCCATGAATCTGGACGGCCCGACCAACACATGCCCACACGCAGGCGGCGTTTTGCACCCAGGCGGGTGTGCCAGCGTTGCGTTTCTTCCGCACGTGCTGCCAGGTACTGCAACTGATGCGGCAAGTTGTCCAGGGTCACACCTATGACGCCGGCCATGCTCATGATAGGAGTCCAGTAGTCAAACTCTGTGGGCGCATGTGTGACATCAATGATTTCATGGATCACAGCACTGCCCCGAAACAACGGAGCCAGGTTGTCGTTGACCTGCAACAGGATCCGGGCACCCAGACCATGCACATGGAACAGGAATCGGCTGAACTGTATCACATCGCCTAAACCTTGTTCCTGTACGACCAGGATTGTTTTGTCTTTAAGGTCCTGCCCGGTCCACCTGGGTTGTGTATGTTGCGGTAAGGTACCGGCCAGGTGTTCAAACTGCCAGCGATGTTCATACTGCGGCCAACCCCGGGCATAGTCACCGGTTAAAAGACGGGCCACTGCCAGATTGAAGTTGGGTGTGGCCGCGCCAGGTGCCAGCTGTATCGCACGTTCAAGAAATGGTATGCCGGCTGCAGGCTCGCCTATTTCTCGCAGGACATTGCCGTAGTTGTTGAAGGCCGACGCTGACATCCTGTCCTGGGTCAGGGCTTGGGCATAGTGTCGGAGTGCGCCTTCGGGGTCATTTGCTTCTCTGCAGGCATTGCCCAAGGTGATAAGTTCGTCTGTGTTCACGCAGTATTTAAGAATCCTGGTCGACCCAGCTGTATTTTGCGACTGACCATAAATACTTGTCAACGCAATCCTGCGTTTTATGCGGTGTCTTAAACCCCACCGCGTAGTGACTAGAACTCACATTGGGCTTCTTTAAGGAGAAAACAAAAATGGGACGTCCTCTCAAAATTCAAAAAATTTCCACCGGTTCCGGTAACTCGGGTGCATCGGTGTCAGTGGATCTGGCATATCCAAACTTTGGTAGCCTGACAGCACCAGTGTTCAACTCACCCACACAGACTCTCAACAACAACCAGTATCTGGGCGTGGTCGGTGGCGCAGCACCCACAGACACACCCTCAGCCACCAATCCCAGGATTGATGTCACGGTCAACATAGCCGCGCCCGACGGTTCGGGCATTGGTGTGGCACAGGGCTACATCATACGCCAAAAAGGCGCACACAAGTACCTGGTGGGCGATGTGACCGGAGTCACTGGCGGCGCATTTGTGGTGGGCCAGGCCTATCAGATCGTGACCACAGGTACCACCAACTGGACAGCCGCAGGAGCACCCACCAACTTTGGTGTGGGCACCATATTCACTGCCACCACAGTGGGCGACGGCAACGGCACTGCCAACTCAGTGGGTGTATGTGTGTTGGACAATGATGTCACACCCGCAGCCGGACTCATGGCCATCACATTCACACAGACTGACAGCACAGCGGTACCACTCAGCAAGCTCACCAACAAGTTCTTGCTGGACTGGACCGGCGGCAGCACCTATGCAGCCAATCAAGTCATCAACGATGTGCGCATAGTGGCCAACTTCTTCACCGACGAAGGCACCGTGATCAAATCTGGCACAGTGCAAGAAACAGTGACCCTGGCCATTGTGGACAATGTAACGTCCTAATTTTGTCAGCGTCAGCATCCTCACAGCTACATACTGTGAGGATTTTTTATGAGTCGAGCATTTGTGTTGGGCAACGGCATCAGCCGACAGGCCATCAGCGTGGCCGACGTGGGTCACATGGGCATGATCTACGGGTGCAATGCCCTGTATCGCGAACACACGCCTGATGTGCTGGTGGCCACGGATCGTCCCATAGCCGAACACATACAGCGCTCGGGTTACAGCGCCGCCCACAGGTTTTATACCCGACGGCCCTTGCCCGGACTGGGAGCTCAAGTGGTGCCCAAGCCCTATTTTGGCTACAGTTCGGGACCCATAGCCGTGAGTCTGGCTGCAATAGACCAGAATCAGATCATTTACCTGGTGGGATTTGACATGGGTCCCACTGCTACCAAAACCATCAACAATGTGTATGCAGGCACGGAATTCTACAAGCCTACCACAGCTGCACCCACATTTACCGGAAACTGGATACGTCAACTGGTACGGATCATGCATGATTTCCGTGCCACACAGTTTGTGCGGGTCGCTGGTGTGACCACGGCCAGATTGGCTGAACTGGAATCTGTGCCCAATCTTGCACATCTGGATCTAGACACCTTTGCGGACCGCATAAATAACAAAAAGGATCTTTGATGGCAACCTACAAGAACATCAGCAGCGACTGGTACATTTCCGTGGACAGCGGAGTGGGTACCATCTACGTGGATGGCAACTTGGACGTGGCCGGCAACATAACCTTTGTCAGCGAGCTGGCAGTCAACGATGCATTCATCATTGTTGCGGCCAACAACACCGGCACAGTTACCAGCATGGGCTTGGTGGCCACCCGGGTGGCCAACACCAGTTTTGCCGGACTCAGATACGATGCCACGGCCAATGCCTGGCAGATCAGCACCAGTGTTGCAGCCAACGGAGCTCCTGTGGCAGCCTATGCCAACATAGCCACGGGCGCAGTCACAGTGGCCGGTGCCAACACACAAGTGCAGTTCAACGATGGTGGCACATTTGGTGCCACGGCCAACTTGACCTTTGACAAGAGCATCAATCAACTTGCCATCACAGCCGGCAGCCAGCGCCTGGGCAACATAGGCTCCGCACCTGCCGCAGTGGCCAACAGCGCGGTGTTGTACAATCTGGCACCAGATCTGGGTGCGTCGGGTGTGTATGCCAGGACCTCCTCCACTGAGGACGAGCTGATCACGGCTGTGCGAGCCAGACTTTTTTCTATCATATTCTAAGGAACCACCATGTCAATAAACACAGCCAACGTGACCACCACAGGCGGCAACATTTACACCAGCACAGGCAACACTGTTGTGACCTGGCTGAGCCTGTGCAACACCACGGCCGGCAACATCACGGCCAATGTGCATGTGTTGGCGTCGGGCGCCTCGGCCAATGCCATGAACACCATCATTTCTAATGTGTTGATAACCATAGGTGACACCTATCAGATCTACACCGGCAACGAAAAACTCCTGCTGGACAACGCCGGTGCCATCTATGCCATAGCCAGTGCCAATGCGTTGTCGGCAGTGACCAGCTATACTTCAGCCTGATGGGAACATTTTTAAAAAATCGTGAGATCCAAAGCGGCAGCACCGGCATACGCATACCCACAGGATCGGCAGCCAACAGGCCAGATCAACCGGTGTTTGGACAGATACGCTTCAACACCGATTCCAGCCTGGTGGAGTTTTACAACGGCACGGCATGGGTCAGCCTCAGTGCCGGCGGCAGCGTCAGCTACACAGTGGATGATTTTGTCGGTGATGGAACTACCCTAGTGTTTGTGATGAGTGAAGCCGAAAGCGATGAAACACAGATCATAGTGTTCGTGGGTTCAATCTATCAGGATCCAGCCACGGCCTACACAGTGGACGGCGGATTCAACATCACCTTTACTTCCGCACCGCCCGATGGCATTCCAATCAATGTCATACACACCAACAGCTAAATACCCAATCTAGGGACTTACACATGGCCATAAGTTTTGTAGCCGGCAGCATGCTGAACAGCAATCTGGTCAGAGACACTGACCTGGGCTTCAACGGTAACTTGTTGTACATAGACTACACAGGCAACACCGTGGGTGTGGGCACGTCATCGCCGGCCACAGCCCTTGAAGTAGTGGGCAACATCACCGTGGGCAACATCGTCATACCCAACGTGGGCAATGTGAGCCTGGCCAATGTGAACATCAACAACTTGGCCAATCCTGTGGCCAACTCAGATGCTGCCACCAAATTTTATGTGGACAGTGCAGCCGGCAACATAGGCAACATAGGCAATCTCACTGTCAGCAACACCACCATCAGCACCAGCCTGGCCAACGGCAATATCACGCTCTCAGCCACGGGCACTGGCATTGTGACCATCAGTGGCACAGCGGCTGTGAACATACCTGCAGGCACCACGGCCCAGCGTCCAGCCGCAGGCAATGTGGCCGGAAGCCTGCGTTTCAACACTGACAATCTGCGTTTAGAAGTGTATGATGGCACAGAATGGGACCAGGTAGTGGGTGGTGTGACCAATCAGACCCTCAACGGCGACGGCAGCACAGTGAGTTTTGCCCTGGATCGCACTACAACCACAGCGGGTACCTTGGTCATGCTCAACGGTATTGTGCAAACTCCAACCACCACTTATACCATTAGTCCAAGTCCGGGCAACACCCTGGTTTTTACTGAAGCACCTGTGAGCACTGACGTCATAGACGTGAGATACCTGTAAAAAAGCTGTAAATCAAAAAAAACCTGTTTGGCTAAATACTCCATAACAGGAGATTCATATGGCTGTCACACGCATAAAAAATAACCAAGTCACCGATGCGTCAGGTGCCAATACCCAGCTGGGTATCAATGCCAACACCAAAATACAGAACTTTTCCATCACATCTGGAAAACTAGCCAACAACTTGACCTATGGGTCAGACCTAACCATCACTGGTAACCTGACGGTACAAGGCAATACCACCAGCATTGACACCACGATTACCACCATTGAAGATCCCATCATAGTGCTGGCTTCCACGCAGACCTCGGGTGCTCCTGCAGTGGACATTGGTTTCATGGGCTTCCGTGGCAATGAAAGTAACATAGCCTTTGTGTGGGACGAAAGCGCCGGCTCGTTTATTACCGCTTTCACGTCCACAGCAGAAAGCAACACCACCATAACCATAACCAGCCTGGCCAATCTGCAGGTGGGCAACCTCAGCTTGACCGGCAACATACTTAACACCGCACTGAATGTCACCGGCAACATCACCGGTGGCAATCTGCTGACTCCGGGCCTGATCTCAGCCACCGGCACCATAACATCGGCGGCCAACATCACAGGTGGCAATGTGCTGACAGGTGGT